CACCAGGATGCCGGCGCGCGGTACTACAAGGTGTTGCGTCATCATGCTGAACTCCGTGGGAGATCGACGTGCATCTGCGCGTCGGGTTTGCTGTTGCTGTAGTCGGGGGGATCCTGCGCCCAGCCGGCGTGCTCGGCTGCCGATTGGTGGGGCTGGGCCACATCGAGATCGGCCCGGAAGCTGAGGAAGTCGGCCAGGTTGCCCAGATCTTCGTCTTCTGTCAGTGGTTCGGATCCATCGTAAGGGCCAGCATCGATCGATACCGCGATCCAGCCGTACGGGCATTCGAGCTGGGCGGAATGGTCGATGCCCTTGATCGCAAGCAGAGGGCCGCGCAGTTGGCGCTGGACCAGGGTCTTGATCTCGCGCGCCATGCGCAGCTCGGCCTCCTCGATATCGACGCCTTCGGCCTTTTCGATCAGTTCAACCTGGCCGACCACGACGAATTTCAGCATTTGCTGAAAAATATCGTCGCCTGGCTGCTCTTTGACGACGATGGTATAGACGCCAGCCTTCAGTTCTGCGGGCTTGCGATCAGCGAAATCCTTCAGGCTGCGAGTGACGGTGCGCAGCGGGTAGGCGGCGGCAAGCGCATCCTTGAACGAGCCGAGGATTTTCGATTCCGGGGTTTGCGGATTCATCGGTAGTCCTGGCTAAAGGCCGTTTCGACACCCGTTCGCAGCAGCTCAATGACGCGGTTATCCATTTTGGTCCGTGTGCGCGATACGAACGGGTTCGCCCTCGTACCGTGGGCGGCAATGAAGCGCTGCAGGCCTTTGGCACGGTCGTGCAGTTCATGCTGGTCTGTCACGCGCTTTGTCACCCGAAGCCAGTCCTTCAGCGGCTGCAGGGGGGCCCAGTGCGGCCGGCCGCCGTTATTCACGGCCGCAGCATATTTCACACGGGGGCCGACGCTGTAGTACGCGGTATCCAGTTTGGTGGCCTGGATGCTGTTGGTCAGCAGACTGAGTGCCTTGGGCGCCTGGATCTTTTCGGCCCGCGTGAATTCGTTCGCGGCACGCTGAACAAAGCGCTCCAGGGTGGAGGGCACCATTTTCTCGCCGCGTACGACGCGCTGCTGCAGGCGGCGCAGATCAACGTTAAATGAGATGGCCGTCATACACCCATCCGTTTTACTTTGCAGGACCACTCTTCCATCAGCTTTTCATACATCGCCGCCGGCGTGGAGTTACGAGGCGATGAATTGAGGCTGTCACGCATCGCCACCGGTTTCTTGATATTGCGGATCATCAGTTCGCGCATGGCCTCGGCCTGCGCGCGCAGCAGCAGCAGAAAGCGGTCGTCCTGCGACAAGGTGGTCTCGGCGGCAGTTTCACCGATGGTGTGTGTGCCGAAATAGTAGTACCGGAATTCGGCGCCCAGCGTCATCAACTGCAGCGCCGTCGGCGCCGGCACCAGGTGCAGCTCGCGTCCTGTGGCACCGTCGACCGTGCGCACGTCCGGCATGGGGCCCGGCCAGCTGCGCTCCCAGGGCTTGGCGCGCGGCACCGGTGCATTGCCCCACAGCGAGCTTTTGAACTGATACATATCGGCTTGCGCAGGGTAGTCGATGCGGCCGATCTCCACAGTCAGCTTGCCAAGCAGGGTGCGCGGGCGGTGCGTGCTGAAGTCCGCAGCTGCTGTCTTGAGCAAGCGTTGCAGGTCGCCTGGTGCGTCGAAAACTTCGATTGCGTCATGCAGCGACGCGGTCAGATCGGCAACCAGGTCGGCGAGGGACATCGTTCCAGGCATGAGGTCAGTCCTGTTTCGCCGCGGCGCGGGCCAGGTTTTCTGCCGACAGCGCGGCCAGCATCGACTTGCGAGCCACGCCGGTCTCTTCCAGCTCGGTCACATGCGCCAGATCGGCGTCGGACAGGGTTGGCAGGGCTGCTGTGATAACCGCCACGCTGCCGGCCATCAGCTGCGCCAGCGGGTCGAGCGGAACGTCTGGCGCCAGACCATCATCCGGCGCATGACCTGGTAACAGCGTAGCGTCGACCTCGCGTGTTTCGCCTGGCGGGATGGTGACGCCGCCGATGTGCATGAAATTTTTCGTTTCGTTGGTGAAGTGTTCAGTTTTCATTGGATTTTCTCTGTTCGTTGACCCGGCGCCGCGCCAGCGCGCCGGGCGCAAAATGCGGATTAGCGGCCAGTGAAGCTGAACGCCAGCACGGACGTCATGCGGTTGGCGATCGGCGTTGGCACCTTGATGGCCGAATACTCCTCACCGTATGCCTGCTTCTTGCCGATGGGGCGGCCCTGGGCATCTACAGCCTCGAAAGGCTGGCCGGTGATGAAGGGCTTGCTGACTACGTAGCCGAGCAGGCCGCGTTGACCGATCAGGATCCGCTCGTCGCCCATGTCCACACCTGGTGCATTGGTGGCGTACGCCGGCAGGCCTTTCACAGTTTCGAGGTCGCCCGTGCTCGAGGTGTCGCTGCCGTCGCGCTTGCGCGATACGGCGAACTGCTCGGCATTGGTCAGGTTGTCGTTCATGGCCGGCGACATCAGCGTGAAGTCGGGTTGCACGAAACGCTGGCTCAGCAGCATCGCCTTGCGGCTGCCAATGCTTTGCAGCGGCTTGTTCATCTGCTGTTCGAACGTCAGGCCGCTTGCAACGTCCAGGTCGACCTTGGCCACGTTGGTGGCGCGGCTATAGGTGATGGTGTTGGTTCCGGTGTTGGCCGGTGTGACTGCCGCGCCCAGCTGGTTGACGAACTGGACATAGCCCAAGTTATAGCTGTTGACACGGTAGTAGGTGCCAGCCGCCTGGTTATTGGTCCCGTCGTATGGCAGGCAGGGTGCCGAGTTCAGCACCACGGTGATCGGGTTCACGGCCGCGCCGATGTTGTTGCCCTGCAGGTCGCGCTGCTGGAATGCGCGCACGACAGGGAAGGTCGCGGTCTTCACTTGGGATGCTGCGCCGGTCAGCTGGGAGGTGAACGATTCGGCGGCAACGGCGACCGAGCCATACGAATCGGACGCGCGCTGCAGTTCGTTCAGGATGCGACGGCAGATCAATTCGCGCATGATGCGCGCGTTGCTTTCGACGTTGCGGGCCATGGCATCCCAGTTGATGGCGGCGGACTGCGTGAAGTGGATGGCTTCATTGCTGATCATCATCGCCAACTTCATGGGCAGAATATAGGCGGTGTCCATGAATTGACCGACACCGGCGCGCGGGATGGGCTGGCCTTCGAAGACGATACCGTCGTTGACGATCTGCGACACGTCGCGCACTTCGTAAGGAATCTGCGTAATTACGGTAGCGGTGAAGTCGGTCAGCGTCTGCACCAGCTCCAGCACGCGCAGGTCCGACAACGCTTCACGAATTACCTCGCGGCGGAAGCCCACCGGCAGGTTGGTGTCGGCCATGCCGACCTGGCCGCCGGACAGCATCTTGACCTCGTTGGAGATCTGAGGCGCATGGAGCCGGTCAAACTCGGCCAGTACCTTGCTGATGAAAGCATTGTCTTTTTCGGACAGGCGCAGTTTGCCATTGGCAAACGACTCAGTCAGCTTCAGGTGATCGCGGTAGATGCCCTGCAGCTTCTTCGGCTCGTCGCCGACGATCACCAGGCCCGGGATGCGCACGCTGCCCAGCGGGGCATGGTAGCCCAGCGCCGACAGCTGGCGAGCCACGGCCAGGTCATTACCTTGCTTGATCTGTACCTGCGCCAGCGCTACTACTTGATCTGCCGTCATGTCCGCAGTAACCAGCGGCTCGACGGCTTCCGCCAGCAGCTTCTTGGTCGGTTCGTCGAAGGTGGCCACTGCGCCGATGGTTTCGCCCAAGAGCCGCACATTGGTCGTGCGTTTTTCGGTGATGGTTTGCGCGGCGGCGACGGCGCGCGCGTTTTCCGATGCCATCAAGGCGATTACCTGGTCTTGTGTCATGCCGGCGCCAGCGCCGGTATCGATCGACAGGGTGATGGCCTGGCCGCCGATCTGTTCGGCCAGCTGGGTACCCGCGTCTTCGAACGACGCCAGCATCGTGGTGGCTGCAGCCTCGTCGGTCACCAGTGCGACCGCATTTTCGGCGGCGGCCATCAGCGAGGTAACGACGGCGGCGGCCAGTTTCTTGGCTACCAGCTTGGCTTTCAGTAATTCAAGTGCTTTTTTATGCATGATGTGCAGCTCCTGCAGTAATTTGATTTGGAGTTCGGGATGTATCAGGACGGGAATGCCCTGGTCGGTTACTTCGGACAGCTGGATAGGGTCAAGATGCTTGATGGCGGGACGCACGACCAAGGCTGCACCCATCATGACCGGCCCGAAATCGGTACCGTTCTCGTTATCCTTGTAGTGCTCGTGGTATTCGATCGACAGGTAGCGGTAGCCGCGATTCCGGATAGCTTCCAGGCCAAACGTGGTCCACTCGCACAGGGCGCGCAGCCGGTCGCCCTCGATCTTCAGCTGAATGACCTTGGCCGCGGCGCCGTCGTTCGGTTTGTGCGCCACGTCGATGAACACGTCCTGGCCGAAAACCCGCTTTTCGAAGTTGCTGACCATGGCCGATAGCAGCGTGCGGGAGATCTCGAATTCGCCATAACGAGGATCCGTGAATTTCCCCGTGCGGGTAATCGTGACCCAGGTGGAAGCACCGCCTTTTCCCAGGGTCTCACTGAGGCCGGACAGGAAGCGCACTGTGCCGGTATGGCTGGCATCCAAACGGATGTGGCGAGAGGTTTTGTTCATCGGTTGCCTAATTACTCTGCTGATTGAGCCTCTATTTTCGATGGCTTGGCTATACAAAAGGAGGGGGGGGATTGTTAGGGTTTCAGCTCGTTTTGCCGGTCTATGCGGCGCTTCACGTCGCGCCAGCGGCTGCGAATTTGCGTCGCGCGCAGCTTGCCTGCTTCAAAGGCCTCGTTCTTGTTCGCGCCCAGGATGCCCGCGCGATCCTTGCTGGCCACGGTCGCCAGGAACTCTGTTGGGGTCTGCTTTCCTTTTCGATCCGTTGCAGTCACCTCATCGGCATAGACGATCACCTCGAAACTGAGGGTATTCGGGTGCGCCGGCAGTGGACTGCGACCATGCGGGTACACGCCCGGCCCCAAGCCATGCAGATTTGCCCGGGCGTGAAAATCACAGATATCGACGCGCGGGTGACGTGGGGACAGCATGAACTTGGTACCAATTGAATCCGTATCAGCTGCAGCGCTGCTCTGGTAGGCGAACGCATGCGCTCGGTTCAACTCGGTGCGCATGACGCGTGTGGCGTTGTCGACGGGGGCTCCCTTGCCAGTCAGCAACCCATGGGATACTGATTTTTTAATACTGTCAACCTTGCCCGCTTCCTGCGCCAAGGCAAGTTCAGGTGGTGGCCTCACGCCTTGTGCAAGGAAGTCGCGGGCAGCCTGGGCGGCGCCATCGCCGCGCACTATCGCGTTTTGCACGGCGCCGCGCACGATTTCGTTCGCATGCCGGTCGATGCGCCAGATCCGGTCCGATAGTTTGAGCTTGTCAGGGCCTACGTAAGACCAGACAGACTGCACTGCCTCGGCACGCATGGCGGCCAGCTGGGCGTTGCTGACCCTGCCAATGAACGGGCGCACGCCGATTTCCGCCGCCTTGTCGACGCCACTGGCCAGCGCCGCGTTGCGTGCCGCAGCCAGGTTGTTGAGCCTGGCCTGAATCTGTTGCATCAGTTGTGGCATCGCGCTAGGCCTGATTGAGCCTGTGGTCGCAACGCCTGCGCCGCTGGCACCGCCGGGGGCAATCACCGTAGTTGCCTCGGCAGCCCCTGACCATACGCTTGCGCCAGTTGCGCTGGCCGCCGCCATTCCAGCGCTTGCTGTAGTGGCTGCACCGGTCGTTCCTGCCCAAGCGCCGTGACTTGCGCCAGCGGCGCTGCTCAGCATCTGTCCGATATCCTCCACCGCTTCGCGGTATAGCCGCATGACTGCTACCAGGGCAGCGGTGAAGACTGCCAGCATTTCTTTGCGCCCTTCGGCTGATTTGTCTTTCACGGCCTGCTGTTCAGGCGTCAGGTTCATGCCCTGCTCCTGATCGATGTCGCCGAATCACCCTTGCGGCCATTGCCAGGCGTGATGCTGATACGAGGCGACACCGGCGGCTGCGGCAAATCTTCCTCTTCGTCAGGATACGGGTTGACCTGATTCGCCTGGTGCTGTTTCATTGCTGAAATATAAGCCGGGTCGTATCCCAGTTCCTGCCAGATCATGTTCTCAGGCAGCCCCAGAGCCTGCAGTTTCAGCGCCCGGTCGGAGGCCTGGCTTGGCGTTTCGGTGCGGCGTTCCGCGTAGCAGATACTGAAATCGGCCTCGGCCGGATTGATGCCCTGCAGCAGCAGGTCCATGGCAAACGCCTGCTGGTATCCATAGGCCAGAGTGTCCTGCATGACATCGATCTCGTCGAAATAATCGCGTTTCAGATCCTCCAGAATGTCCCGGTTCAAGCCATCGGTATAGCCTGCCAGTCCCTTGGGC